TGTAATTCATACAGATGCACCAAGAGATGCAGTAGAAAAAGTTTTAGGCGGAATGATAGAAACTTTAAACACAGCAGATTCATTCAATGAATTCGAAGATGCAATGGAATCTATTGTTGCTGAAGATAATGAATTATTTTCAAATGATCCTGAAGAAAAAGATCAAGCAATTAAAAAATTAAATGCATTAATGACAAAACATTTTCCAGTAGGTGTTAACGGCACAAACGGAATTGAAAGTCTAGCAGGTATAATAGATGATGAAGAATTTAACGACTCTATAAGAAATGCAAGTAAAGAAAACAGCGATGCTTGTTTACGTCCAATGATAATGGATTATGTAATGAAAAGAGATCCACAAGTTGCAACAAGATTAGATACAGGTGACATGGATAATGAGCCTAAAGAAGATGAAGCAATAACATTTGAAGACATCAAACCTTATGTGTCAATGTACAAAGGTGACGATGGTAAGACAGTGTTTGATGTGCTTAACAAAGACGGTGATTCAGTTAAAAAATTTGGTGATGCAAAAGCGGCAATGGAATACTTGCACAAAAATTTTGATGCATTAAGAAAAGGCAAAGTTGATCACAGTGATGATGAAAAGGCTCAACACGCATACAAATTAGCAAGAGACCAAGGTGAAACAGAAGACAACACATCAAATGATGTTGTTGCAGATAAATCTACAGAAGTAGAAGAGTTTGTAAAAAGTTTCTATGACTACACAAACAACCAATTTCCAAAAGGTGAGACAGCAGTTATCACAGCAGTAGAAAAGAAATTCGGCGACGCTCAAATCAAAACAGCACAAGAAGCCATTGCCAGATTGATGTCTGACAAAGATCCTAAAATGAGCAGAATTAAGAAATTGGCAGGCGTCCAGTAATAAACTTTACCATTTCCGATTGACTAAATAGTAATATTAGTATATATTTGACAATATGTTTGTCTTGTGCTATACTAATAACATTAACAGGCACATAATAATAACAGGCAATATAGGAGGCTAAACATTATGGCAACATTAGCAGAGATAAGAGCAAAACTGAAAGAACAAGAAACAAAGTCAGGTGGCTCTTCAAGAACCGGCGGAGACAACGCCATTTACCCATTTTGGAATCTAAAAGAAGGAGAACAGGCAACTGTTCGTTTCTTGCCAGATGGCGATAAAGAAAACACTTTTTTCTGGAAAGAGAGATTGATGATCAAACTTCCTTTCGCAGGAGTAAAAGGTGATACTGATTCAAGACCAACAACAGTACAAGTACCATGTATGGAAATGTATGGTGAAACTTGTCCAATACTTTCTGAAGTAAGAGGTTGGTTTAAGGATCCTAAGTTAGAGGACATGGGAAGAAAATATTGGAAGAAAAGAAGTTATATCTTCCAAGGTTTTGTGAAAGATGATCCACTAAACGAAGAAAACACTCCAGAGAATCCAATTAGAAGATTTATAATTGGTCCACAAATATTCCAAATAATTAAAGGAGCATTAATGGATCCAGATATGGAAGATCTTCCAACAGACTCAACAAACGGTGTTGACTTCAGAATAATCAAAACATCAAAAGGTGGTTATGCTGATTATTCAACATCAACATGGTCAAGAAAATCAAGACCTTTAACTGAAGAAGAAAATAAAGCGATTGAATCCAATGGTCTATTCGACTTAAATGGTTTCCTTCCTAAAAAACCTTCTGAAGTAGAAGTTAAGGTAATGAAAGAGATGTTTGAGGCATCAGTTGACGGTGAAGCATATGATCAAGAAAAGTTTGGTCAATACTTTAGACCGGCAGGTGCTAGTTCAAGAACAGGAGATCCAGTTACTCCAAAAGCAGAAACACCTGCTCCGGCGGTAAAAGCGGAACCAGTTGCTGAAACTAAAACTCAAGAAGCACCAAAGCCTGCTACAGATGATAATAAATCAGGTAGTAAAGCAGAGGACATCTTGGCAATGATAAGAGCGAGACAACAAAAATAAAGAAGTATACTGTGGGGAGGCAACTCCCCACATAACTTAAAGGGAAAATATTATGGTAAAGGCATTTGACGTAAGCAAATTTAGAAAAAGTTTAACAAAATCCATTACAGGTATGAGTGCTGGATTTCATGATCCAACTGATTGGATTTCAACAGGAAATTATGCACTTAACTATCTAGTAAGTGGAGATTTCAACAAAGGTATACCACTAGGCAAAGTAACTGTGTTTGCAGGTGAGTCTGGTTCTGGTAAATCTTATATTTGTGCAGGAAACATTGTAAAAGCCGCACAGGATCAAGGTATATTTGTTGTACTAATCGATTCAGAAAACGCATTAGACGAACAATGGTTAACAGCATTAGATGTTGACACAGATGAGAAAAAATTATTAAAACTTAATATGTCGATGATAGATGATGTTGCTAAAACAGTATCAACTTTCATGCAAGACTATAAGGCTATGCCAGAAGAAGAAAGACCAAAAGTATTATTTGTTATTGATTCTTTAGGTATGTTATTAACTCCAACAGATGTTGATCAATTTACAAAAGGTGACATGAAAGGTGACATGGGTAGAAAACCTAAGGCACTTACGGCACTTGTTAGAAATACAGTCAATATGTTTGGTAGTCATAACGTAGGACTTGTTGCAACAAACCACACATATGCATCACAAGATATGTTCGATCCAGATGATAAGATATCAGGCGGACAAGGATTTATCTATGCAAGTTCAATTGTGGTTGCAATGCGTAAATTAAAATTAAAAGAAGATGAAGAAGGTAATAAGACAACTGATGTAAAAGGTATAAGAGCGGCTTGTAAAGTTATGAAAACAAGATATGCTAAACCTTTTGAAGGAGTACAAGTTAAAATTCCATATGAAACAGGAATGAACCCTTACAGTGGACTTGTAGACTTGTTTGAGAAAAAAGGCATCTTAACGAAAGACGGTAACAGACTTAAATATGTTGACTCAAAAGGAACTGAAGTCAAAGAATATAGAAGAGTTTGGGAATCAGGTGGAGAACTGTTAGATAATATAATGAAAGATTTCAGTAATTTAGTACCTGAAGAAGACAAAGAAACTGTAAAAGAAGAGGAGTAAGATGTTATCTGGAAGTCAAGTTGTTGAACTATGGACATTTTTTAAAGAGTACATAGATAGAAAACAACCAATGGATGTTATTGCAGAAAAATTTGTAGACTTACTGGTGGATCATGGAGCAGAAGATGATGATTTAAAAGATGCTCTAGGCGCCGACGATGATTTAGACAAAGCAATTACATACTGTTTAGAAATCGAAGACTCGGAAGAAGAGGACTATTAATGTCAGGATGGTATCAAAAAATAGCCAAAGACATCAGTGCTATTCCTGATGCCATCAAACATTATGAAGACGAGTTAGAACAAGCACGTTACGAAATAAAAATAAAAGGCAATGTTGAGAAAGCATCAGCAAATATGCCCGGTATAGTAGAACAAAGATTCAACCAACTGCAAGAAATTGAAGCAATATTGCAGTACATGAACATAGAATTACGTAGATTACGTTCAAAACATTTCAAAAAATATTTAGAAAATTATCAAAGAGCACTATCCAGCAGAGATGTTGAAAAATATGTCGACGGTGAAGATGATGTAGTTGATTATGAAAAAATAATTAATGAATTTGCATTGTTAAGAAATAAATGGCTAGGAATTACAAAAGGACTAGACCAAAAACAATGGCAAATCACAAACATTGTCAAACTGAGAGTTGCTGGAATGGAAGACGCTTCTATATAAAGCACACCAAAAATACATTCCAATAAATATTCAAAATATGTCTTTAAAAATTCCAACATACGTCATAACCATGATGGGCGAACCATTCAGCGAAGCAATAGCACAAGATACTTTAGAATCACTAGGTAAATTTGGTGAACAAGGGCAAAAATTTCCAGCAAGTTATGGAGAAGATGTAGAAACACATTGGAAAGAACATGAATTGAAGCAATTTAAGATTGGGCAAAAATTTAAAACATTAAATCCAGGATTGATTGGATGTTTACTGTCTCATTTAAGGTTATGGAAATTATGTAGAGAACAAAATGAACCTTTTTTGATACTAGAACACGATGCAGTGCAACTGCGTGATATCCCAGAATATTTTTTAAACAAATTTGAAGATGTATTACATCTTGACAGATACAGTAGAATTGTTCAAGATTATAACGCACATTGTTTAAGTAATCGAGGAGAAGGAATACATAATCACTGTGATAGGATTCCTGATTTGTCTGGTACAGAATTACTTAATAAGACAAGTATTAAAGGCAGTCATAGTTACATAATTACACCAGTTGGTGCAAATAAAATGATTGATTATGTTTGGGCCAAGGGTGCATTAAGTCCAGATGTTGCACTAAATTCGGTTGCTGTAAATTTAAAATACACAGACACAAGTTATTTTAGAATAAATGAAAAATACTGGATCAATAGGAAAGGAAGAAGTGCAAATAGTTTTTGTAGACCAAAAAAATATAAAAAAGACCAATTAAAATATTACTAATGATTTTCGACAAACAAATAATTCAAGGTGACAAGCCTGAAAACAAACAATGCATAATTTATTATAGTTGTGACCCACAATACTGGGCAGAGCACGGGCAATATCTAGCAAGAAGCACATTATATTACAATGGCAAACAAAGTCATATTCACGTACACATGATTTATGAAGAAGGTCAAGAACATTCAATGAAACATTTAATAAAAAATCCAAGTATTACATATACATTTGAAAGACATCCGAAAGATTTTTATGATCAGTTTGAATTGAACAAAAAACATCCTGTATTTGCTAGAGGACCTGAAATTTGCCAAACAAAAAACGATAATGATTTAAAAAGAAAAATTTATCTGTCAAGTGCAAGATTTATGCTGATGAATAAACTTTTTGATCACTATCAACACGTGCTACAAATAGATGCAGACGGAATTTGTCGTAATACATTTGCCATACACGATTTTAAAAGAATTACAAGACAACCTTGTGCTATGAGGAAGCCAAAAGACCCATCCGTTTACATTGCTAGTTGTATTTCTCCAGGAATAGGTTCAGCAGGCAGTGAATTTAAAACTGAACTTGCAAATAAAATGATAGACGCATTCAAAAAACCTATATATTGGTTTATTGATCAACACGTCTTGAAAGATATTTTAGATACAAGAAATTTTGAGTCAATTCCTTATCACTGGAACAGTTGGGGACTAAAATCAGGCGGAGAAGTGTTTAGTACAGCAAAAGGAAAAAAGAAATATGGACATAGGTACAAAAATTTGAAGTATACTTGGTTTACAGACAAAGAAAAATTGAAGTATCATAAAGAACGGAACAAAAATTATGGAAAATCCTAAAGGATACATCATTTACGTTAAAAATCATGAATATTCCGTGCAATGGGCCAATGAAGCATTAGTATCAGGTACAGCATTAGGCTGGAATCTTCAACTGCATGAAGGTATAGATGGAACTAAACAAAGTCTTGACGACTTTGGTGTAAAAATTTATCAAGGAAGTAAAAAATGTGTTCGATTATTGTCTAGACCAGGAACACAAGGTTGTTTTTTGAGTCAATATCATTTATGGAAACAATGTTCTGCACAAAAAAACAATATTTGTATTTTTGAACATGATGTTTTGTTTAAAAAACAGTTTTCAATAGATAAAAAATTTAAAGATGTAATAAAGTTCGAAGGATTTCGTCCAGCAAAGCCTATGAATGTTGGACAATGGTGGGAAGGTGCAAGAGCCTACTGTATCACACCAGCAGGAGCAAGAAAAATTGTTAGTTGGATAGACAAACATGGAGCAATGCCGGCAGATTGGTGTTTGAACAATGGTATTTGTAATGTAGACTTTGACCTAGATAATAAAGTTACATTTTCTAAGAAAGATTTCAGTTTTACAAAGGATTATAAATGAAAAGGTTAATATTTCAAGTAAGTGTGGGTAAACCTAGCAAACTTTATACAACTTGTATCAATAGTGTAGCAGAATATTGCAAAAAATACGGTATAGATCACATTGTTCTCACTGAACCCAAATTAAAAATACGACCTGATATGGAAAGAACAGGTAGAAGTAAAGAAGCAGTTGAAAGATTAGGATATATGCCAATTTATGAAAAAGAAAATGCCTTTGAATACTTCGACAGATATGACCAGATAGCAATAGTTGACAGTGACATCTATATTAAATCCACCGCTCCCGACATTTTCTTAGATTTACCATTGGAATACGATTTTGGTGGTGTTGCTGAAAGGGAATTACCATTAAATCACAAATATAAAAACAAAATTACAAAATATTCAAGAAGTGCTTTTACAAATTTAAAAGACGTTGACTGGAAATGGAACCATTTAGGTGCTGAATTTTATAACATGGGATTGATGGTAATGAATAAATCATTTTCAAAATATCTTAAAGGTCAAACACCAAAAGAATTTATTTTAAGACCTGAATTTAAGAATTTTGTGGATGGAGTTGGTTTTTATAAATGGAGTACAGATCAGATGTTGTTGAACTGGTGGGTGAAAAAAGAACAAATGAAAGTTAAAAATATGGACTGGCGTTGGAATGCGTTATACACCGCAGTTGAAAAACATAAACAGAAAGAAAGTTACTTTGTTCACTTCTTTTTACGTGATAAATTACCACAACGTGGTGAAAACATAGAAGAAATATTGAAAAAAATATGAAACATTTAGTAATGAGAGCATTCAGCACTATCAAAAAAAACTTCTTTTATGGAGCACCTGGTTTGGGCGACAGAATACATCACATTATGCTCTGTCACAATTATAGTGTAATGGAAAATACACCTGTTACACTGCATTTGACAAAATATCAATGGAATAGACATAAGCCAGACAGTTGGCCTGAAATTATTTCACTGTTTCCAGAGGGAAAAATTTTTATTGAAAAACATTTAGATCACGAACCTAAAGACAATGAATCATTTTTAGAATTTGTTAAAAATTTAGGATATAAAAATGCAGAAGAGCAAATTTATGATGATTTCCCTCAAAAATTTGAACCTAAAAAAGGAATTCATTGTTCTAGGTATTTGAAATTATTTCCCAATTTATCAGCAAAAGTGCAACAGGATTTAAATTTGCCAAACAATAATTTTATTACGGTGCAATTTGATTCTACTTCTAAGAATAGAATGATGAAACAGAAAAACAGACAACAAATTCTAGCAAAATACAAAAATTATGAAAAAATTATTGTAGGCGGAGAATCGTCAAATCCATTATTAAAAAACAGTTTGGCACATATCGCTTTTGCAATGTCAAAAGCAAAATTTCATGTTGGCGTTGATAGTGGTTTTTTACATATGTCACAACTTTATTTTAATCCTGAGAAAATACACATATATACTACGAGAGATCCAAGTAAATGGAGTCATCATTTACGTCGCGGTTATAATAACGGAATGAAAATAAATTTAAAGGAAGAAATTTTATGATGTTTGGAAAAAACCCAGGGACAGATGAAACATGGAAACGTATTCCAGCAGGTAGTATTGGTGCAGAGTTAGGAGTATGGCAAGGAGATAGTGCTTTAAAATTTTTAAACCGTGCTAAACACATTCATTTAGTTGATGCTTGGGCGCCTGAAGTATTTAAAGGATCAAATGAATTTGGTGGCTACCAAGCATACCTAGAACGCTATTCAAAACTGACAGGAGAAGCAACTACAGAAGGCTTTCAAAGATATTACGACAAGATATACGAAGGTGTTAAAAAGAAATTTACCGGCAAGCCTGTTACAATACATCGAATGTCAACAGAACAATGGTTTAACACATTTGATCAAAAACTAGATTGGATATATGTAGATGCTAGTCATGGATATGAAGGCTGTCTACACGACTTAACAAAGGCAGTTGGTATGATTAAACCGGGCGGAAAACTATTTGGTGACGACTATGGACCGAAAAAACCTGGTGTACAAGATGCTGTAAATCAATTTATTAAAAACACAGGACACAAACTAAACAACTTCCACGACGATCAATTTGAGGTACAGTTATGAGTGTAATGGAGCAATTATTTCGCAAGTATGGGTGCGAAAAAATTTGGCATAGTTACAGCGACTTGTACGAAGCAGACTTTGAACCGATGCGTAATGAACCTATTAATATATTAGAAGTAGGAACATTTAGAGGTGAAAGTATCAATGTATGGTTAGAATATTTTCCTAATGCTACAATATATACTATCGATACATTTGGTAGAGTTGCACCAGAAGATTTACCTATGCTAAAAAATTCTAGAGTAAGTTATGCTAAACTAGATAGTACTGCCCCAGAATGTAACAAACATTTCAAAGCATTAGGACAGAAGTTTGATTTTATTATAGATGACGGACTGCATACTCCAGAAGGACAACAAAAAACTTTTGATAATTTAATAGAGTTTACAGACACTTACTATATTGAAGATGTATGGAACTTAGACAAAGTTAACATGAGTCATCCTTGGATTAAAAGTCATTCAAATGATTTTACATCTAAAAAATGGAATAAATTACTTGAATCAGTTGGAAAATACAAAGTTACACATCACGATTGGCGTTCAAAGAAAAAGCAAGATAGTTATATCTTAAAAGTCGTAAAATGAAAGCATTTATAATAACATTGATGAAAGATGTTTGGAGTTTGTCATATGCCGAACGTTGTTTGCAAAGTATTCAAGACACAGAAAGCGAGATTGAGGCAACACTTTTTGATGCCACAACTCCTGAAACAATTTTCCCTGTTGCGTGGACTTGGCCCACAGGTAAAAAAATTACTTGCCCAAAAACAAATTTATTTCTAAAACCGTACAAAACTTATGACAATCATAAACGGATAGCCGCGGCACAAAGTCATTTTAGATTATGGCAAATGTGTGCGTCTATGAACGAACCTATTATGATATTAGAACATGATGCTTTATTCACAAAAAAATTTACAGCACAGGAAACTTCTGCCATACTAGTAGGAGCATACAGTATAAATGATCCAAGAGGCGCCACGTTCAAATCAAAAGATTATCATAATAATCTAGTTGATGGTTTTAATAAAGTGCCTTGGGTGGCACCTGAAAATATTCCACAAGGTTTACCAGGACATAGCGCCTATGTGATTACACCTTGGGCGGCTAAAGACATAATTGAAAAACAAGATAGAATAGGATGGTGGCCCAACGATGCCATTATGTGTCGTCAATTGTGTGAATGGTTGTATGTTTATAAACCATATTTTACCAAAACACAGGGTATCAAATCTACAACATCAAAATAATTCGCCCAATAAATATTTTGAAACAAAGGAATCCTATATGAAAATATTAGTCACAGGTGATAAAGGTTTTATCGGTTCAGCCTTAGTAAAACGATTACAAACAGAGAAACATGAAGTAGTTGGCATTGACACAAAAGCAGAAGCCAATATTCTTACAGCAGATTTACCAGAAGTAGATTTAGTAATACATCTTGCAGGCATAGGTGGTGTGAGAGAATCTATGAATGATCCTAAAAAATATTGGGACAACAATGTAGAAGGCACAAAAAGAATACTTGCACATTATCAAAACACAAGAGTGATGTTTGCTAGTTCAAGTTCACAATACGATCCATGGAGAAATCCTTATGCCGCTTCTAAACACGTAATAGAATACATTCCACATCCTAACGTGGTAGCAATGAGATTTCACACTGTTTACTCTGAAACACCAAGATTGAATATGTTCTTCGACAAACTGTTATCAAATCAATTAGAATATGTGACACCCCACACAAGAGACTTTGTACACGTTAATGACGTTGTAGAAGCAATGATTGTATTGATGGCAAGTGACTTCAAAGGACCAATCGATATTGGAACAGGTGAAAGTGTAAGTGTAAAAGATATTGCACCTAACTTACCAGTAAGAGAAGGTATGCCTGGTGAAAGACCTGATACAAAAGCAGATATAACAAAAATGAAAGAACTAGGTTGGAAACCTACCATATCCGTTAAAGAGTTTTTAGCGAAACAAGGATATGAAAATAAACTGTAATGAAAGCAGGAAAAATTTGGGGCAAGACAGAATTAATCCATGCTAACGGTGTATTAGAATTTCATCGTATTGAATTCAAAGCAGGATTCAAATGTTCAGAACACAAACACAAATACAAATGGAATGGCTTCTTTGTTGAGTCAGGCAAAATGATTGTAAGAGTGTGGCAAGACGCTGACCAACAAGGTCTTGTAGATGAAACAATTCTTAATGCAGGCGATTACACAACTGTTAAACCAGGAAAGTTTCACCAGTTTGAAGGATTAGAAGATGGCATTGCTTTCGAACTATATTGGGCAGAATTTAATCATGATGACATAGAAAGAAGAACAGTAGGCACAAAGTCATGAAAATTTATGTAGGATACGATACAAGAGAAGACATTGCCTATCAAGTGTGTGAACATTCAATTTATTCTCACAGTGACTCAGCAGAAGTTATTCCTTTAAATCAAAACACACTACGTCAAGACAAATGGTATTGGAGAGGTGAAGATAAACTTGCTTCAACAGAATTCACGTTTACTAGATTTTTAGTTCCAGCACTTGCAAATTATGAAGGGTGGGCATTATTTTGTGATTCTGATATTGTGTTTTTAAAAGATGTAAAAGAACTTTTTGATCAAGCAGATGACAAATATGCTGTGATGTGTGTGCAACATGATTATACTCCTAAGCCAGGAATAAAAATGGACGGACAAAAACAAACACAGTATCCAAGAAAGAATTGGAGTTCTATGGTTTTATATAATTGCGGTCATCCTTCAAATGAAAAATTATCAGTAGATTTAGTTAACAATCCAAACTATGATGGAAAATATTTCCATAGATTCAGTTGGTTAAAAGATGAAGAGATAGGCAAATTATCACATGAGTGGAACTGGTTAGTGGGTTGGTACAAAGAACCAGAAGATGGACAACCAAGTGCAATTCATTATACCGAAGGAGGTCCTTGGTTTAAAAATTATAGAAATTGTGAATATGGCGATGTATGGAAAAAATATCTTGCCGAAATGATGCAAAAATGATATGCACTATTATTGGGACAAAGACGATCCGATTCTTAAAGCGTGGGTACAAGGTATAGGTGCCGAATATCTTCCTTACGAAGAAATTTTAAAAACTCCAGTAACAAATCCAATAAGTTTTAGAAGTTTAGCAAAAAGAAAAGTAATTTATGAGTCTATTGGAAATAAAAGACCATTCTATTACATCGATACAGGATACGTAGGTAATTTAATAAAAAAGAAACATTGGCATAGAATAGTTAAAAATGATGTGCAACATACAAATATTTTTGATTGTCCAGATGATCGTTGGAAGAGAATAGCACAACAAAGCCAAGAACTAGACTTTGTAGAATGGCGAAAGGACCATAGCGGAAAAATTTTATTAGTTACACCAAGTGAAAAACCTTGTAAATTTTATAACATAGACAGAGACGAATGGGTAAAAGAAACTGTTGCTGAACTGAAAAAACATACAGACAAAGAAATTATAATTAGAGACAAAGGAAAACGTCATTCGAGAGTTGGACAAGGATCTGTACCTTGGTATCTAATCAGAGAAAAAATTTATGCAGTTGTTACATATCAAAGTATAGCGGCAATAGAAAGTGTTTGTGTAGGAGTTCCTGCATTTACAACACAAAAGACAGCCGCTGACAGTGTGACATTAAAAGATTTAAGTAAAATAGAATCACCACTATATGCTGACCCTATGCAAGTCAAAAAATGGCAACATTGGTTGGCATATTGTCAATATCATTGGAAAGAATTAGGAACAGGTGAGGCTTGGAGAATAATGCAGAGGTACGGATTGACATGATAAAAGTTGTATCATATATGAAATGTATTCCTCCTGGAAACAAAAAGCCACAAAAGCCTTTAATAATCAAAAACTTTATTGAAGGTGTAAATGCAGTTGGTGATAAAGGACTGGTGCTTAATACTTGGTCTATTGTAGATGCCGACGTGGCTGTTATTCAAGGCTTTACACATCAAGATTCACAAAAACATAGACATTTAATTTTACGTAAGGCAGTGTATGATAGACAGCAACAAAAAGGAAAAAGGACCGTAATTGTTGACAGTAGTTTATTTTTATTTGCAGATCCAACACAATCAAAGAATTATTTACGTTATGGATATGATGGAATATTTCCTAACACAGCAGAATATTGCTGGGATAATCCAGATCCAATGCGTTGGGAAGAAATAAAGAAAAATCTTAAAATAGATTTGCAACCATGGAGATTAGGAGGAGGAGCATACGTTCTAATATGTTGTCAAAGAGACGGAGGCTGGAGTATGCGAGGCACCAAAGTATTAGACTGGTTATTAATGGTTGTGCAATCTATAAGAAAAGTTTTGCCAAAAAAATTAATTAGAGTAAGATTTCATCCAGGTGATAAAAATACAGGTGCTCATATTGCCACACTACGTAATTGGATAAACACAGGCAATAAAGATTTTTCAAATGTCGAAATAAGCGGTGCTAAAGATTTAAAAACTGAACTGGTTCATGCTCATGCAGTGATTGGGCATAACAGCAGTCCAACAGTGGCGAGTGTAATCGAAGGGATTCCTACACTCGTTACTGACCCTGAACGTGCCCAAGCAAAAGATGTATGTATGAAAAAATTTGAGGAACTAGATAATCCTCAAGCATATGATAGAGAACTTTGGATAAGAAGAATTGCCCAAACACATTGGACCTTAGATGAAGTAAAACAAGGTTTGGCTTGGAAACATATGAGGAAATATGTAAAATGATAACAGCAGTCACAACATTTCACAAAGAAGGTTTAGATTTGTATGGACAAAGATTTCTTGAAAGTTTCGCTACGAATGTAGACAAACAAGTAAAACTTATTGTGTATGCAGAAAACTGCGAGCCTGTCAATCCTGATCCAACACAAATTACAATAGTACCTCAAACAAATCTTAAACAGTTAGTAGAGTTTAAAAACAAATGGCAGAATGTACCTAAAGCAAATGGTAAATGTCCTTTCCCAGAAAAGCGACCAAGAGACCACCATAAAGAATTTAAATGGGACGCAATAAGATTTGCAAATAAAACTTATGCTGTGTTTGAAACTTATAAGACTGCTGAGTCTAAATGGGTAGTATGGATCGACGCAGATACATTTGTACACAGTCCTATATCTTACAAACAATTTGAAGATTTACTGCCAGATGATACATGGATAACGTTTGTAGGTAGAGGACGTGGTACACAAACTTGGCCCGAGTGCGGATTTTACGGATTGAATAGAACAAATGATACTTGTAAAAAATTTATGCAACAGTTTGAACTTATGTACGAAGACGCTGACAAAGGCATTTTTACTCTAGATGAATGGCATGATAGTTTTGTGTTTGGATATATTTTAAAAAAACTTGCAAAATTAGACACAGCATATCATGATTATTCTAAAAATATCTATAATAAAACTGCAAAGACAGGCGGTGGCGGTCATCCTTTAATAAATTCAGAATTGGGAAAATATTTTGATCATATGAAAGGATCAAGAAAGACACAACGTAAAAGTGCTAGAAAAGATTTAATGCAACAACGCACAGAAAAATATTGGAATGAAATTTAGTTTGTTTACAAAAAACAGTGCTTTAGTAAGTCCTCCTATATGGGAAGCCGTATCAAAAGGATTAAAAACTTTAGGACACACAGTCGACGAAAACAATATGGATTGTGATGTGCCAGTAATATGGTCGTTACTATGGCATGGTAGAATGGCTCGCAACAAAGACATTTGGGAACACTTTAGAAAACAAAATAAAAATGTTTTAGTTATTGAAGTTGGTGGTATAAAAAGAAACAACACATGGAAAGTTGCATTAAATGGCATTAATAGAAAAGCAGATTTCGGAACAAAAGATAATAATGATTTACGTGCAAAACAATTTGCAATTAATTTAAAACCGTGGAGACAAGACGGAGAACATATTTTAATTTGTTTACAACATGACAAAAGTGAACAATGGAAAGACCAACCTGCACTGGATCAATATGTTAGACACACTGTAACAGAAATTAGAAAATACACTGATAGAAAAATAATAGTAAGACCCCACCCTAGATGTCCTTTGTTGAATTTACCTGTGCTTGACAATGTAAGTTATGAAGTACCTAAACAAATTGCAAACACATATGATGATTTCGATTTAAATTTTACAAACGCATGGGCAGTAGTTAGTCACAGTAGTAATCCTGGAATTCATGCTGTATTAAATGGTATACCTGCATTTGTAGGAGAACAAAGTCTTGCTTATGATGTTGCAAATAAAGATTTCAGTACAATAAATGAACCTTTGATGCCGGAAAGACAGCAATGGTTGAATGATTATGCAAATACAGAGTGGACAGTTGATGAAATTGCCCAAGGATTGCCCTTTTCTAGATTGACTTTTTAACCAAAATCCGTTATACTATTGATATGCAAACATATCCAATAGAGCAGTGTTTAGAGATAATGGCTGGACTTCAGAGCGGTCCGGTATCAAAACCGTTTGTAATTTTAGAAAGAGATAAGAAAATTTTAATAGATATCGCAAAGAAAGTATTCAAAGGCAGTGCGTTGACTGACAAACAATACGAAGTTGTAAAACGTATCTTGGTTAATAGGTATGCTTCACAATTTAAATTAAGAGATATAGATATACAAAACAGTGCAAACATTTTGCGTAAACCTATTAGACATTTAGACAGAACAAAATACATTAGAATAGAAGATGGCAGTGATTATCAAGACGGCATCTGGGCAGGATTTACACCATTAAAAATTATCGTAATAAGATTTCCATTCAACTTGATGTTAAGCAAATTAGTAAGTGATATTAAAAAATTATTTCCACACAAAGTTGGCAGATTCTATTCGCAGAGAATAAAAGACAAATATCTTTTACCATTTGATGAAAGAATTATACATAAACTTGTAGGTCGATTCAAAGGAAGAATAAAAGATATAGATCCTGTGCTGTTGCAAATTTATGATGAAGTTGAACATATTTTAAATAATCCTGATGACTATGTGCCAGGCATCTATAATTATGATATTAAACATTCTAGCAAAGCAGTAACAAAACATCATTTAGAGAAGTTTGGAAAGCCTAATGCAGACAATCTATTTTTATTCTATGATAGAAAAATAAAGTTAGGATTAAAACATTTCGATACGTTTGAGGTTGAAAAAAGTAAATCTAATTTATCTGTGCTTACAAAAAAAATCTTAGATAGAAAATATCCTATGATTAATATTGATTTGAAAAAATGGCAACTGAATCATCTGACAGAGTGTATTGATCAATTACAAAGATATCCTTTATTAGTGATAGTTAGTATGCAAGATAAAAGAGCATTAGAGCAATTACAACAGTTTCATACACAATTTAAAAATTTAATAGACCCAAAAGACATATCAGTATTAGTTAGATTACCAAATAAAGGAACGGGGGCTGAATTTAATACCTACGTTAAAGATAACGGCATCAACAATTCACTTGCAAACACAACAAAAATAGTGTATATTAACAGTAAAAAGATACCAAAGCCTTTAGTACAATCTACTTGGCGTCCAGAATCAGTAATATGTTGCGATGGATCCAAGAATTACACAAAGGTGGATACTTTTTTATATGAGTCTGATTTAGTTTTTAACATAAATGGTCAAACCAGTATGTTTTTAAACTTTTATGACACTGCTGAAACAATATGAGATGTAAAATTATAATAAACGATGAAGTCAATGTAAAAATTGAAGGACTTCCTGTTGATGTAAGAAGAAAAATATCAAACAAAATGAAATGGCAAGTTCCATATGCTAGATATTTGCCTCAATATAAGTTAGGTAGATGGGACGGTAAAGTTGGTTTCTTTGGTTTAGGTGGTAATGGTTATGTAAATCATTTAGACAAAATTTTACAAATAATTCATGAAGAAGGCATTGAAGTAGATTCTATTGATGACAAAAGACAACAAACAGATTTAAATTTTAGTTTGATAGACAAAGACTACTTTGCTGATAAAAAATGGCCCAAGGGACATCAATGCGAAGGTCAATCAATTGAATTAAGAGACTATCAAGTTGAAGTTGTGAATAATTTTTTACGCACACCGCAAAGTTTACAAGAGGTCGCCACTGGTGCTGGTAAAACAATTATCACTGCTTGTTTATCAAGTTTATGTGAAAGTATAGGAAGAACAGTTGTAATAGTTCCTAACAAGTCTCTTGTAACACAAACAGAAGAAGATTATAAAACTGTTGGATTAGACGTGGGTGTTTACTTTGGTGATAGGAAAGAGTTGAATAGAACACACACTATTTGTACATGGCAAAGTCTTAATATTTTAGATAAAAGAGCAAAATCAGGAGACTCGGTACTTACACTTACAGAATTTTTAGATGGTGTCAAAGCAATTATTGTTGATGAAGTTCATCAAGCAAAAGCAGATGTTTTGAAAAAATTACTGACACATCATTTGAAAAATGCTCCAGTTAGATGGGGATTAACAGGCACAGTACCTAAAGAACAATTTGAATTTCAAAGCATACTCGCAAGTATAGGTCCTGTTGTTAATCAAATTAGTGCAAAAGAATTACAAGATAAAGGAGTGTTATCTAAATGTCATGTAAATGTTGTGCAAATGATCGATACTCCAGTGTATAAGAACTATCAAGAAGAATTAAAATATCTCACAACAAATCAAAAACGTTTAGAATACATAGCAAAACTTATTGAAAAAATTAAAGCCTCAGGCAACACACTTGTTTTAATTGATAGACTAACAGCAGGTACAGAACTGCAAAAATTAATCGACGGCAGTGTGTTCATACAAGGTGAAACAAAATTAGAAGAAAGAAAAGAACAGTATGATGAAATCAGCAGTGCCGATAACAAAGTGATAATTGCAACTTATGGTGTAGCATCTGTAGGTATTAATATTCCAAGGATATTTAATTTGGTATTAATAGAGCCAGGCAAGTCTTTCGTAAGAGTAATTCAGTCAATAGGACGTGGAATACGTAAAGCAAAAGACAAAGACTTTGTGCAAATTTGGGACATAACATCAACTTGCAAATTTGCAAAAAGACATTTAACACATAGAAAGAAATTTTACAAAGAAGCAAACTATCCTTTTACATTAGAAAAGGTAGATTGGAACTAATATGAAAATAGGTGTAGCACAAATCCCAGTAACAATGGATGCAAAAATTAATTATGAAACTATTGTAAAAGCCTGCGATTGGGCAGTAGCAAATGGTGTAGATTATCTTATGACTCCCGAAGCATCAGTAAGTGGATATGATGCTCCAAGTTTTACAGTAAACACTTGTCAAGATACCGAAGATGCAGTGAAAAAATTACAAGAATATTGCAGTAAAAATAATTTAGGATTAATCTTAGGAACATTATGGTTAGACGAAAAAGATGTAAGACATAATTTTGTGTTTGGTAAGAAAACAAATCAATTACGTTTTATCAACCAACAAGGTGAACACATTGGAACTATTTGTAAAAGATATATTGTACACTATGATACTGATTGTCAGCCAGGCGAGCCAGGAGTTGTAGTGGAACTTACAACAAAAAATGAAAAATTTAAAGTTGGTGCAATGATCTGTAATGATCTTGTTGGCAACTATTGGGATGGCTCAGAAAATCTTGTAAGAGCATATTCAGATAAAGGTGTACAAGCCATACTCCACGCCAGTAATGCTGACAAAGATTTACTTCCTTACATACAACAAGCACATGATGATTGGCATCTTTCTTGTGTTAAGATGATGTCATATGCTTCAAACGTTCCATTAATTACAGTAGACAATCCATGGAGTACAGACGGCAGAGATAACAAAAAAGGAGCATCGATGCCATCAGGAGTATTTTTACCTTTCGAAACTTTATATCAGGCACCCAAACAAGGCACACAGTATTTTTGGTATGATACCAATACAAACAAAATAGGATCTGGAGAACAAAAATGAGAATATTAACAGTGGACAATTTGTCCTACAATTTAGACAAGTTGCCTGAAACAGTGTCGGAAGATATGGCTTTTTCTGTTTTAGACAACAGCAATCCTAAAGAGCCAGACTTTTTCTTTATACCTTTAATCTATATTGAATCTTTCAGTGCACCAGCAATAGTGCTAGACATCGGAGGCAAAGAGATAACAATGCCATTGGATTGGAGCATAGCAGTTGGAGATAAAGAAGACAGCAATACAGTTGAAGTTGTGCCTTTAACCAGCATAGCAGATAGAGGATTTTCAGCATTTATTTTTAATCCATTAAGCAGTTTCAAAGCAGACTTTGAAGAGGTAAATGTAGTAAATTTTTATAATGAAGTGAAATGGTACTTTCCTAAAATGAAAAATAATCAATTGATTAGTACGCCTTTAACAAATGGAAAACAACCATCTTGTGCTTTCTTTGTTAAAGATATATCAAGACAGTGTGAAAGTATTGAATACACGCAGTTGTTGTAATGCCAAAGAAGAAAAAAGAAGAACAAATGATTTTTACATCTCCCGATGGTGGTGAAACCGTTTATGGAGAACCAATCGGTGGCAAAGGTCCAAAGGTATTAATTTCCAAAAGTAACAAAGCAACAATAGAAGAAGAATGTCAAAATAGACAATTCTTTGTTACTGAACGTGCTGTTGCCATGTGTTTGGAACATAAAGGCTTGCAAAAAGCATGGGAAAAGTATACAATGTTATTAGAATTATATGGCTACGAAGATTAACAAATTACCTTTAAAAGATATACTTGCGGCAATTGACATGAACGCAAAGAATGTTTGGGAAGATTTATCTGACGATGAGAGAAAGCAAGTTAGTTTCTATTTGTTGAATAGATATGCAAGTGCTGTAAAAGGTAGTAGACAGGACAAAGAACTACAAATACTTAAAACAAATCAATATTATAATAAGAACTTCTTTACACTAACAAAGCATAAAAAACTTTTATGGTATCTACTTTGCATGACTGCAAGTTCTAAGAAAAATATTAGGTATCATGAATGGATAGGATACAAATTTAAAGAGTCTGGCGGAAATGCGAAAACAACAAAATTTTTAGAAAAACTATATCCTACAATGAAATCAGATGAAATAAAATTACTTGTTACTATAAATGACCCAAAAGAAATTAAACAGTTAGCAAAGGACTTTGGCATGACACCTGAGCAAATAAAAAAGCAACTATGATAGAAAAATTATACACTTGTCAATATTGTAATGCAAAATTTACTAAAGAGAAAACACTAGCAGTACATATGTGCGAACAAAAAAGAAGATTCTTACAAAAAGATGAACGCAGAGTACAATTAGGTTATCAGACTTTTGTAAGATTTTATGAACTGTGTCAAAAAGCGTCCAAAACTAAAACATATGAAGAGTTTTGCAAAAGTCCATATTACACAGCATTTGTAAAGTTTGGAAGTTTTATCAGCAATGTTAAGCCGTTGTATCCTAGCAAGTACATTGATTACGTTGTAACAAGCGGAGTTAAATTAGACCACTGGTGTAGAGAAGAATTGTATCAAAAATATGCAATAGATTTAATCTTACGTGAAAAGGTTGAAACTGCAATGGAAAGGTCAATTAAAACTATGATGGATTGGGGAGATGAAAAAGAAGCACCTTGGAGTGATTACTTTCGTTATGCAAGTTTAAATAGAGCAGTAATGGATATCAAAGACGGCAAAATAAGTCCTTGGTTAATATTAAATTGTAAAAGCGGAAAAGAAATGATGAAGAGATTTAACAATGAACAACTACAAATTGTGTATCCTATCATGGATCCTAATCATTGGGCATTAAGATTTAAAAGACTGCCAGCAGATATTGAAATGGTAAAAGAAATAACAAAAGAGGCAAGAATATGATAAAAGAAAATAACGTTGTACCTTTGTTTGGTATACCACTATGTCAAACACAAATTAAACCCTATGAGGAAAGTGAAAAATTTATAAAAGAAAAATTAGATTATGAATTACGTTCACACAAAGTATCTTACATATCAAAAGATGATTATGTGCTAGATAAAGATAATTTATTGCCTTTAAAAACTGAAATTTTAAATCAAGTAAGTGAATTCATGCACGGTTATTTAGATGTACATGAAAAGCATAAATTTGTCTTAACAACAAGTTGGTGTAACAAATACGAACAAAATCAATACATACAGGAACATTATCACAGCAATAGTTTGATCTCCGGTGTTTTGTTTTTAACAGATTGTAAAGACACATCAAATATTGTATTTCACAAAGATAAAAATCATACAAATATTTTTACTGATACTGTAAGACTAGATCACAAAGAACAATTTGATTTCACAAACAAAAGAAGTTATTTGTATCATCAAACAAGAATGGCAGTTTGTCCAAAGAAATGGGACTTGATGTTATTTCCTAGTTTTCTTAATCACAGTGTTGAAATTAATGCTAGTCCAAATGATATAAGATATACACTGTCATTCAACACTTGGGTTGAAGGTGAAGTTGGTGGAGGCCACAGTAAATTAAAATTATGATAGATTTAACAATAGGCGCTGACCACAGAGGCATGGAACTAAAGGATCAAGTCTCTAAATGGATTTGTCCAATAGATGAGTGCATGGGAGATATTGTTACATTTCATGATGTAGGCATTTATGAAAATAAAAGAACAGATTATAACGACATAGCCAAAAAAGCCTGCAGGTTCTTAGAAAAAGATGATAGGGTTATTTTGTTTTGTGGTAGTGGTTTTGGTATGGCAATACAGGCAAATAGATTTAAAGGAGCAAGAGCAGTAGTGTGTTTTGATGTATTTGATGTGGAACAGGCTAGACAACACAACGATATGAATGTATTATGTATTGGTGCAGACTACACAGATTTTGACACAGCAAAATATATGATAGAAGCATTTTTTGAAACTAAATTTTTGAAAGGTAGACACACAAGAAGGGTTAAAAAATTAGATGCCTGATGTAGATATAGACTTCGCAGATAGAACAATTTTGTTAGACAAATTAAAACATAGGATAGCAAAATTAGATACAGATAAGAAACACAATACAGGTGTTTACTTTACAGAGGTTCCACATGATCCAGCAACAAACATGGCAACAATAGATTATGAAACTGCTGAAGATAGAAATTATTTTAAAATAGATTGCTTGAACGTAAGCATATACAAAGACATTAAAGATGATGATCATCTAAAACAATTAATGAACAAACAACCAATGTGGGAGTTACTAGAAGCCAAAGACTTCAGTGACAAAGTGTTTCATTTAAATGGTCATTCAGAAATATTAAAAAAGTTAAAACCAAAAAGCATTGAACAACTAGCGGCAGTGTTGGCAATCATCAGACCTAGCAAAAGGTATTTGTTAAATGAAACTTGGAATAAAATTATGCAAGAAGTTTGGGTAAAACCATCTGATGACAAATATTTTTTTAAAAAGTCCCACGCAACATCTTATGCTGTTGCCGTAGTTGTTCATATGAATTTGATTTGTGAGCAATTAAAAAATGAAAAGTAAAGCAAGAAGAAGTTTAGCAAAAACATTATCATGGCGTATCCTAGCAACAAGTGATACCTTTCTTATTTCATGGCTAATAACAGGAACAGTAAGCATGGCAGGTGCCATAGCAGGTATAGAAGTAATCACAAAAATGTTTTTGTATTACGGACACGAAAGAGTTTGGAATAAAATTAGATGGGGTAAAGACAAGACTGATCACCCAACATATGTTTTTCCTTATGAAGATTGGAAAGTTAAGAGAGTAAAAAATTACCTTGATAAAAAAGGTAATAAACGTCTATCAAAACTACTATTTGATTAATTATTTAGGCTTACGTACCAATTGAACGGACTTACGTTTACTGCGTTTCATCGCTAAATTGGCAAGACTAGTCACTGGACCTAGTTTGACTGATACATCTTTTGTATTCATTATCATTAACACATTTTTAAATTTTTCCATTTCCTGTCTCAAAAATATGCCAATTGGAATCATTCTGTTGGACTCATGCCACCATGTGCCACCCAGTTCAAGAAATGCTTCTTTTAGTTTAGAATGTATGTCTGTGTATATGTACATACTGGTAATTGCATTGTCTTGATTGTTTATCACCCCCACATACTCCTGTCCTCCGTACTCTACTACGGATATAAATGGAAAGTTCTTTTCTATGTCGTCTAACAGCATTCTTAAACCAATAAATACATTAAAATTATTAAAGATTATGCAACTTGTGCCAAAATATTTATTAAATAACAGTGTAAGCCTGACAGCGAATCTGGCTGGCGAAGTAACGGAGTATAGAACTGTGTATCAAAGAAATGTCAATGTATATCGTGGAATAGACACATCTATTCAATTTAATGTGCTTAATGCGGATCAAAAGCCTGTTAGCATACTGAATACTTACACACCTAAATTTAAATTGTATGATGAAAACAATAGATTAATAGTTGAAAGAGATGGCACTATACTTGAAACATCAACTCCAAGCAAAGTTGGTCACTTTACAATTACAATTAGTGAAAATGACCTTTTAAATATTCCATCACAGTATCTTTCTTATTCAGTATTTTTACACAAAACAAGCGATAACTCCAAAACTATTTTACATTCAGGCACAAACTTTGATGCAAAAGGAACTATTTTTGTATCAAAAGATGAATTTCCAGGTCCTTTAGATTCTACATCAGTCACGACATTTACACAGGACCAAGGAGCATCTGATATATTCTATTCAGAAAATATTCCTGCTCAACCAGCCATAAATGGTAATTCGGCACTTCACACTGTTGCATATTATTTGGACGGTGCAGAAGGTGACATAGTAATACAAGGTACTTTAGAAAACAGTCCAACTGTATCTACATTTTGGGTGGACATAGATACTTTCACAGCAACAAGTTCTGACACACTAAAATACGTAAACTTCAATGGTGTGTACAGCAACTTAAGAATCAAACACACTAGCACTATCCAGGTGGATAATGTGTTTCAAAATAAAATTACCAAAGTTTTAGTTCGAAATTAATTGACTTTTTAACCAAAAGGTTATATTATTAATGCATGAATATTGTCTTTGATGCATTACAAATTTACTTGCCTGCAAAACGGAAACAAACGCCAAGTGGTTGGTTGGCTTTTAATGCTCCATGTTGTGAGCATAATGGTACAACTCCTGACACAAGACAAAGAGGTGGATTGATTGCAAATGCAGAAGAAGGTGTAAGTTATCATTGTTTCAACTGTGGATTCAAAACAAGTTGGCGTATAGGCAGAAACATTTCTTACAAAATGAAAAAGTTTATGCGATGGCTAAATGTTCCAGATGATGTAATTACAAAATTGGCACTTCAGGCACTGCAAACAAAAACTGATACAGTTGGATACAAATCAATTATAAGTTTACCTAAGTTTGAAACAAAAGAACTTCCAGCAAAGTCTAAGCCTATACATGAATGGGCAACATACAAAGAATTAGAACCGAGTGGTATGGATCCTAACTTGTTTAAGGTGCTGGAATATATCATGGAAAGAAAAATGACTCTAAATGATTATGAATTTTATTGGAGTCCAGAAGTAGGCTTTAAAGATAGATTAATTATTCCTTTCTATTATAGAGAAAAAATTGTAGGATACACAGCAAGAAAAACAGTTGAAAGCAAAGTTAAGTATCTGTCCGAACAACAACCAGGGTATGTGTTTAACATTGATGAACAAAATGATGATAGAAAATATGTGGTTGCTGTTGAAGGGCCAATTGATGCTATTGCTATTGATGGTGTTGCACTGCTAGGCAGTGAAGTGAAAGAACAACAAACAGCATTGTTGAACAGTTTAGGCAAACACGTAATAGTTGTTCCTGACAGAGATGAAGCAGGTCAAAAATTAGTACATGACAGTATTGAGGCAGGTTGGAGTGTAAGTATGCCTGAGTGGAGCCAAGATGTAAAAGATGTTAATGATGCCGTGCGTAAATATGGTAGACTATACACTTTATACACAATAGTGAAGAATGCTGAAGAGTCACAACTTAAAATTAAACTGAGGATGAAAAAATGGTTCGCGTAAAAGAATTATTAAAAAAGGTTTACTATTTTGTAACCTCTCCTATTAGAAAACTTGTAAATTATATCAAATACAAGAAAAAAATAAGAGAATTACAAAAGAGAGACCCGTTTATATACAAATAGGAGAAACATGATAGTTTGGGGAGTAACAGGAAATAATCACGATGCCAGTCTTGCCGTGATGGAATGGAGAGTAGCAGGACTAACAGATCACTATCATTTAAAATTAAAATGGGCAGGAATGTCTAAGGACTTCAGCGGTATACCTGGAGATCCTACACTTTGTCCTAAACTGATGGCAGAAGTAAGAGCAAATCCTAAATGGGCCTTCCCTGCTAAGATATATTTTTATGAAAAACCTTTCAAAAAAACTATGCGTCAACTGATAGCGGGTCAAGGTTGGAATTGGAAAGAAAACAATATTAAAAAGTTTTTAGGTAAAGCAGGCATTCATCATGTGCCAATAGAATATGTTGATCATCATGAGAGTCATGCCGCATATGGATATTACACTTCCCCATATAAAGATGCCGCAGTTGTAGTTTTAGATAGTATAGGAGAGTTTGAAACGTTTACAATATGGCATGGACATGGTAACAAACTAGAAAAGAAATACACACAAAATTACCCACATAGCATTGGTTTATTTTATTCAGCAATGACTCAGAGAGTTGGTCTCAAAGCAAATGCAGAAGAGCATAAATTTGAACAACTTGCTAAAAAAGGTTATTGGAGAAAATATTACAGAATGTTTATGGAAGAATTAGTTGAAACAAGAATGCCTTTTAAAACAAGAATAAATTTTCACAGAGGTTGCAATTGGTGGAGACCAGAATTAAACACAGAACAAGATTTGGCAGACATTGCCGCAACTACTCAACACATTTTTGAACAAGTGTTAATGTGTGCAAGTTCATGGATACAAATGAACATTAAAACATCAAACATAATTTTGGTAGGTGGTTGTGCATTGAATAAGACAGCAGTAGGCAAATTAGAATCTGTTTGGGATGACATATGGGTTCCAAAAAATCCTGGAGATCCTGGCAGTTGCATAGGCGCTGTACTTGCCAAATATCATAAGCACATTGACAATTCAAACGAAATGTGGTATAATAAGGAACATGGCAAAACAGAATAAAGATTATGGATATGACATACAAAAGTTGTATCTAGAAATGATGTTGCAAAACGCAGAAACATTCGTGCGTTGCCAATCTATATTTGATCATTCATTGTTTGACAGAAAACTTCAAGACACAGCACAGTTCATAAACAAATATGTAACTGATTATAATCAGTTGCCAACATATGACATTGTTAATAAATCTTGTAGTGTTGATCTGAAACAAACTGAACAACTTACAGAAGAACATTTCGACTGGTTACTAAATGACTTTGAAACTTTTGTTAGACATAAAAGTTTAGAAAGAGCAATATTGAAATCTGCTGATATGCTTGAAAAAGGTGAATATGGTCCGGTTGAAGATTTGGTTAAAAAGGCAGTGCAGATTGGATTACACAAAGATATAGGAACAGATTACTTTGCAGATCCTAAAGCAAGACTAATGGGATTGAAAAATCAAAATGGTCAAGTCAGCACAGGTTGGGCAACACTAGATAAAAGATTGTTTGGTGGATTTAACAAAGGTGAACTGAATATTTTTGCAGGAGGATCAGGTGCAGGTAAGTCTTTGTTTCTTGCAAACTTAGGTTGTAACTGGGTGTTGAATGGCATGAACGTTGCATACATTACTTTTGAATTGAGCGAACCACTTGTAAGTATGAGGGTGGATTCGATGTTGACAGATGTTCCAACAAAAGAAATATTTAAAGACTTAGATGGCGTAGAAATGAAAGTTAAATTACTTGGTAAAAAATCAGGTAAGTTCCAAATAAAATATATGCCAAGTGGTAAAACTACAAATGATTTGAGAAGTTATATTAAAGAATATGAAATTAAAACAGGAACAAAACTAGATGTTGTACTAGTTGATTATTTAGATTTGATGATGCCCATGAACAAAAAAGTAAGTCCAAGTGATTTATTTGTTAAAGATAAATTTGTTTCAGAAGAATTAAGAAACTTGGCTATGGAATTAAATGTAATATTTGTAACAGCATCACAGTTAAACAGAGGTGCAGTAGAAGAAATAGAGTTTGATCATTCGCACATAGCAGGTGGTTTAAGTAAAATACAAACTGCTGACAACGTGTTTGGTATATTCACAAGTAGAGCAATGAGAGAACGTGGTAGATATCAAATACAATTAATGAAAACAAGAAGTTCTAGCGGTGTTGGTATGAAAATTGATTTAGAATTTGATGTGGACAGTTTGCGTATTAGAGACTTAGGCGATGATGCAGAATATCAAGAGTTTGACAAACGTAAAAGTACAATCTATAATTCATTAAAACAAACTTCCACAATCACTGAAGACGCATCTGCTCCAAAAGAAATTACTCCACCAGATCCAAGAAAAGGTGACACAGTAGGCAGAGTGAACACTGACAACACAGATCAGACTAAATTAAGGGACTTCTTAAAGAACCTTGATGAAAATGAATAAAACATATTCAAGAGTAGTTGTTCCAAAAGATTTAGATACAGGAACGTCAACTGAAACTTCAACATGGATTGCAAAAAATATTTCACGTAAATTTTATTTGCCTATGGTTGTAAGTGCAGATGCTGATATTACAAAAGATGATTTGGTCATACTTGGCGGGGTTGGTGGACATGAAGATCCAAGGATACATCAAAAATTAGAAGCCAAAGGAATAGATTATATTAACGTTGAAAAAGGTTATTGTAATTGGTGGAAGCCAAAGTTTTGGCGGGTTTGCTTTAATGAAAATCAAGTGACTAAAATCAAACAAGGATATGATAATGCACGGTTCAATAAATTTAATATGCCAATCAAAAAATGGCAAAAAGGTGAGCAAGTGTACATTGTTGCTCCTAGTCAAAATGGATTAGACTTTTATGGAATTAAAAAGTCTGTTGACGAATGGATAGCCGAAGTTGAAACTGAAGTTAAGAAATACACTAATAGACCTATAAAAATAAGAAAAAAAGGAAACAAGAAATCTAGAGGTTCACGAGGTTTTTGTGATTCTTTGGACAACATATATTGCGTTATTAGTTTACACACCATGGCTGTAACAGAAGCATTAAGAGAAGGAGTGCCTGTGATATCTTTAGTTCCGGGTGTGTTAAAAGATTATAGTGTAGACAGTATTTCAAAAATAAATGATTTATATTATCCTTCAGGTCTAGAAAGACAAAAAGTTTTTAATTGTTTAACTAGTATTCAGTGGAGTTCTGAAGAACTAGGTGATGGCACATTCCTTGCACCTTTCATGGCATATTACGGCTTGACCATTTTACCAAAATCATAAATCCAATAAGTTTCTAAACATAAATATTGTTTTAGGCAAAGAGGCAAACAATGAAAGATTTAGAAAATATACAAAGGCTCACTGAACGTTTTAAAAGGCAAATGCCCAACGGTGAAGTGTACCAACAAAGACTCGCAGAAGAATTTGAATTAATATTAAAACAAAGATTCACAGAATACTTCTTAAAAATTTGCGATATCATAGACATAACACAAGATGTAAAACACATGACAAGAGGATCAGCAGGATCATCTCTTGTGTGTTACTTGTTAGGAATAACAGATGTAGATCCTGTAAAATGGAACATACCTGTTGCACGTTTCTTAAACCCACTGCGTGATGACTTACCAGATGTAGATATAGACTTCGAGCATTGGCGACAAAAAGATATCATGGAAC